TGGACCGGCGTGCTCAGTATCGGGATTGATGCCGATACGCCGCTCGCGCCGCCCAAGACCTATAGTGGGACCGGCGTGACCGCAGGGCTGCTGCCGATCAATATGAACGGGTTCGACGTGCCGAGCGGGTCCTATAAGTACGACATCCGAGTGACGGATACGGTTACTGGAGATGCGCCCGCGCGCGTCTACTTCAAAGGCAAGTTCAAAGTGACGCCGCGGATCAACTAAGGAACCTGGCCATGCCGACGATTATCGCCACACCGGGTGCCACCAACGCGAACAGCTATTGCACCATGGCCGAGGCCGATGCCTACCATGAGGCGCATCTGTACGCGAGTACCTGGGATGACGCCGAGGACGACAATAAAATTGCCGCACTCATCTGGGCGACGCGGCTGCTCGATGAACAGGTGGACTGGAAAGGCTATATCACGTCCATGACCCAAGCGCTCCGCTGGCCGCGCTCGAGCGTGCCGGATCGCGACGGGCGGTTCTATTTCGACCCGACGACCATCCCGACGTTCCTCAAAAACGCAACGGCCGAGCTCGCCCGGCATCTGCTCACGGGCGATCGCACGGCCGAGCGCGGCTTCGGGATTCAATCGGTGGTCGCCGATACGGTGGAAGTGGTGTTCGATAAGCATGACGTGAAGCCGGTCCTACCGCCCTCCGTCAGCGCGATCGTGGAACCGTATGGGATCGTGAACGGGCCTGGCAGCGGGACGGCCAAGTTGGTGCGCGTATGAGTCTAGTGCAAGATGCCATTCAACAGGGCCTGGCGGCCCTCCGCACGCCGGACTTGAACATTCAGACACTGGCGACCTATACCGCGGTCGGCACGCCCAGCTATAACCCGACCACCGGGACGATCACTTCGCCGAATACGGCCTTTCCGAATGTTCCGGTGGTGTTCACCAGCTTCAAGCGGATCGAGATCGATGGCGAGGCCGTCCGCGCGGAAGATCAGAAGGCGATCATCGCGACGCGGGATCTCACGCCGGTGCCCACGGTCAATGATACGATCACCCGGGCAGATGGCACGGTGTGGAGTGTCATCGGGATCAATGCGGATCCCGCCGGCGCCGCATGGGTCCTGCACGTGAGGTGGCCGTAATGAAGATGCCGTGCTGGGCAAAGGACGTGAAGTTCGACCGTGAACTCGGAGTCATGACGTTTCGCATAGCGTTCTGGTATTGGCCCATTCTCTTTGTTAAAGGCTGCTGGCAAAGAATTGGATTGAGGTAATGGCGAACGACTTCCGCACCTTCGGCCTGCAGCTCGACGACTTCGCACGGAAGGTCGGCGTGTCCGGCACGACCGTGGCCAAGCGCGTCGGATTCGATGTCTTCGGCCGGATCGTGCGGAAGACGCCAGTCGATACCGGCCGGGCTCGGGCGTCGTGGAATATCAGTGTCAACCAAGCCGATCGGAGCCTTGCCAATGTCCAGACGACCGTGAAGCCCGGGACCACGATCACGAAGACCCTGCAGCGGCGGAGCGTGAAAGCGGCGGTCACCGCCCTCCAGAACCAGACCCTGGGTACGTTCCAGATGAAGCCAGGGGATACGATCTGGATCTCCAACAACCTGCCCTACATCGTCAAGCTCGAGGAGGGCCACAGTAAGCAAGCGCCGGCCGGGATGGTCGCGGTCTCGATCGCGGAAGTGAACGTGTCCATGAGCCGGTTGGTGCAGGAGGGGTTGAAGGATGCCGGGCTATGAGCGGATTTGCCGATGAACGGATCGCCATTGAAAAACGGTTTCACGACACGTGGACCACGACGCCGATCGTCTGGGGCAACGTGCCCTTCGCCGAGCAGACCGGTCCCTACGTCGCCCTCTTTATCCTGGATGGGGAAGGCCATCAGGTCAGCCTCGGCACGCCGGCCTTACGACGCTGGGCGGGAGTCATCATTGTGCAGATCTTCGTCGAGCAGGACACGGGGACGAAGCTGGCGCGGCAATATGCCGACACCATTGGGGCGATCTTCGATCGCGCCCAGTTCAGCTACGGCAGCAGTGGAACGATCCGCTGCCGGATCCCATCCATCACGCCGGTGGGCATTGAGAACGGCTGGTTTCAAATCAATGTCGAGATTCCCTTCATTCGAGACAAGCAGTACTGAGAAGTTAACCACGTGAGCCACGTCTAACGAGGAGGAAGCCATGGCGTTACAAGCCGAGTCCAATCGAGTCTCTCTCAGGATCAGCGAGGAAACGCTGTGGGCCGAAACACCGGCGACGCCGACCATGGCGCGGCTCCCCTACCTGAGCAATACCATCGGCCATTCCAAGCGGACGAAGCAGAGCGAGGTGCTGCGCTCCGATCGCATGAAGGACGCGCAGGTCCAAGTGGGGGTCAGCGCGGAAGGGGACATCAACTTCGAACTGCGGTTTGCGGACTTCGCCGCGATCCTGCGGTGCGCCCTGGCGAGCGCGTTCGTCGCCCAGTCCACGACCGGCGCCGGCACGTCCAACAACTTCGCCTTCGCCGCGGCCGGGGGCGGCGTCCAAGTGATCACCGGTCCGGCCGCCTGGACCGCCAATTATATTGTGGGGGCCTGGGTGCGCATCAAGCTGGCCGCCAACGCGCTGAACAACGGCGTGTTCAAGATCACGGCCAAGGACTCCACCACGATGACGGTGGCCAATGCGACCGGCGCCGCGGAGTCCGCCTCCGTCGCGGTCATCGCGCAGAACACGATCCGCAACGGGACCACGAAGCGCAGTCTGTTGATCGAAAAACAGTATGAGGACCTGACCAATAATTACATCAGCTTTCGCGGCATGCGCGTGGGCCGGTTGTCACTCTCGATTTCCACGGAACAGATCGTCACCGGCACCGTCAGCTTCATGGGGGAGCAGGGCTATCTGGGATCGGCCACGGTCTCGGGCTCGCTGACCAACGCGAGCGCCAACGACAGCATGTCAGCGTCGACCAACGTCGGGACGGTCTATGAGAACGGGGTGGCCTTGGCGACGGCGCTCAAGTCCCTGAAGATTGACCTGAACAACAACCTGCGCTCGCTCGCGGCCATCGGGCATGTGGCGGCGATCGGTGTCAACATGGGCAGCCTGCAAATCAGCGGGACGATCGAGGCCTACTATGAGGATCAAATTCTGTTGGCGAAGGTCTTCAGCCACGCCTCGACGTCCCTGTCCTTCCTGCTGACCGACCCGCAAGGCAATACGTTCGTGTTCACCTTGGCCCAATTGAAGGCGAGCGGGAACCCGAACGATCCGGCGATCGATCAAGACGTGATGCTGCCGCTGGAGTTCTCCGGGGAAAAACATTCGACGGATCTCTACATGATTCAGATCGACGCGCTGGCCGCGTAACAGGAGGCCCATGGATCTCTATCGGCAGTTTCAGACGGATGACCAGAAAGAAGTCGACGGGGTCTGGGTGCCCTTGAGTGCGACGGCCCGGATCAAAGTCGCGCGCATGGGGAATCCGCGCTATCGCGAGTGCATCAAGAAAAAGAGTGCGCCCTACCGGCAGGCGGGACTCGCAACCGAGATCCCGGCCGAGGTGTACCAGCAGCTCGTCCGGGAAGCCGTCGCCGAAACGATCCTGGTCGGCTGGGAGGGACTCACCACCGACGGGAAGAAGGTGCCCTATACGAGAGAGACGGCGCTGAAGTTCTGTACGGACCTGAAGGATTTCTACTCGCTGGTCCTCACGGCGTCGGACAGTATGGAAACCTTCCGCGTCAATGGACAGGCGGTGCTCGAAAAAAACTGATGGCGGCTCTCACCTGGTCACTGCGGTGGGGGCCGAAAGCCGGCGAGACCGTGTCTGCAGGGGACTGGCTGAGCAAGATCACGGCCCAAACGGGACGGGTCTTTAAGGAGCTCGAGGCGCGCCCCACCCTGCAGGCGCATGAGCTCCCCTTCTGGGAGGCGTTTCAGGTCCTCCAGCTCAGCCGGCCGAACACCGGATTTGGACCCGGTGCGATTCCCTTGAGTGAAATGCTGGTCTATGCGGAGCTGATGCAGATGCCGATCGGCGAAGACCGTGAGCAGTTCGTCCAGACGATCCGTGCGATGGACGGGGCCTATCTGACCTGGGTACGGAAGACGCATGGCTAACGAAGCCCGGATTGATGTCGTCATTGGCTCCGCGACCGCCCAAAGCGGGGCGAACGCGGTCTCGCGCGCCGTCGACCAAATCAAGACCGGCTTCCTCGACCTGGCCGCGAAGGTGTTTGTCGCGGAGCGCGCGATCGAAAAGGCGTGGTCGCTCGCGAGCAAGGGCGCGCAGTTCGAAGAGACCATGGCCCGGCTGAACCGGCAGATGGGGAACTTCAACTCCACCGGCCAGCGCATGGTCACCAGCCTGGAGGCGATCAGCCATAGTACGCTCTCCGTCGAAAAGGCCGCGTCGCTCGCCAGCCGGGCGCTCGCCGTCGGGTTGAATCCCGATCAGATCCAGATCTTCACGCAAGCCGCGGACGTCCTCGATGACGTCATGGGCACCGATCTGCCGACCGCGTTCGACAATCTCGTGCAAGCGGCGATCACCGGCCGCTCGCAGATCCTCGCGAACATCGGCGTCTATGTGGACCTC